CATAAAGTAAAAGGGTTAACTTTCGATAATATAATAGTTGATTTATCTGTTTGGAGACCTGAACCTCGTAACTTTGAACCTGTAAGATTAGCTTATGTTGCTTATAGTAGAGGTAAAATAGATTGTTGGACTATAGGATCTTCTGGTCCTTATTCTTTAGCAAAAATACAAAACAATTGGAGAGAAATCTTAGAACTTTAAAGGAGGAAACATGACACATAAAGATGACTTGGAAAACGCATTTCCACAAGACAAACAAATCGGAGGATCACATTATAAATTTTTTCCGATTCAACCATACGAATTTATTTCAAAAAACGGACTCACGTTCTTTCAAGGGTGCGTTGTGAAATATGTTTGTAGATATATTGAGAAAAACGGTATACAAGACTTGGAGAAGATAATTCATTACTGTGAATTAGAAATTCAAAAAATGAAAGAAGATAAAAATGTGTAATCATCCAATTGACTTAGACTTAGAAGGTATAGATACAGTAGCTATTGATATAGAAACTTACGATCCAAACCTTAAAACAAAAGGTTTAGGTGCAGTTAGGGAAGATGGTTTTATTACAGGGGTAGCTGTAGCTACCGGTAAAGACACAGTTTACTTTTCATTAAAACATAGTGACGATGATAAATCTGAAGAAGAATTAAAAGAGTTTTGGGATCAAATGAATACAAAACTTTTACAAAACGATAAGATTGCAAAGGTATTTCATAATGCAATCTATGATGTTTGTTGGTTAAGAGCAACGACAGGCAAGATGTTAAAAGGAAGATTGTTAGATACAATGGTAGCTGCTTCTGTAATTGATGAGAACAGATTTAAATATGGATTAGATGCTTTGGCTAAAGATTTTCTTGGTGAAAATAAATACAAGTATGACTTACAAGAAAAAACTTTTGAATGGTCTGGTGGCATGCAAAGAGATCCAATGTCTAACATGCACAAACTACCTTCTAGTGTAGTAAAAGATTATGCAAAACAAGACGTAGACTTAACTTTAAAATTATGGAATTTATTTAATAAAGAATTAGACAAAGTATTATACATAAAACCTGAAGACAATAAAGAGTATACATGCAGAAATATATTTGAATTAGAAACAAGATTATTTCCTTGTCTAGTTGACATGAAATTTAAAGGGGTTAGGATAGATACCCAAAAACTTGAACGTCTTGGTAAAAGACTAACACTTAGAAGAGACAATCTTTTAAAAATAATAAAAAAACATACACAATTAAATCTTCAATTGTGGGCAGCAACTTCTATAAAACAATTACTAGATAATAGAAAGATAACAAACTTTGAAAAGACTGCTAAATCAGGAATGCCTAAACTTCCAAAAGATTATTTAAAAACTCATGAAGATAGATTTTTAAGAATGGTATCAAAAGCAAGAGAAGCTGATAAAGCTGTAAATACTTTTATCGAAGGTTTAAAAGGTTATGTCTACAAAGGTAGAATACACGCAGATATAAATCAAATTAGAGGAGATGGTGGAGGAACTGTAACTGGTAGATTCTCAATGAGTAATCCAAACCTACAACAAATACCTTCTAAAGGTTATATAGGAAAGAAGATGAGGGAGTTATTTATACCCGAGGAAGGCCATAGATGGGGTAGTTTTGACTATTCTCAGCAAGAACCAAGGATTGTGGTACATTATGCAATAAAGAAGATATTAAGAGAATTAAAAGAATATGTTGATGAAAAAACTGGTAAGAAAAAATTTAAAGACGTAGGCGTATCTAAAGAAGGTAAAGAATTAAAAAAACAATTTGATGATTCTGAAGCAGACTTTCACCAGATAGTAGCTGACATGGCTAAAATATCTAGAAAACAAGCTAAAACAATTAATCTTGGATTGTTTTATGGTATGGGTAAAGGTAAGCTACAGGCAGAATTAAATTTAAATACAGCTCAAGCAAAAACTTTGTTTGATACTTACCATAGAAAAGTTCCTTTTGTTAAAAAATTATCAGATGGTTTGATGGGTTTTGCTAAAAGTAATAAATTAATTTTTACTCTTGAAGATAGGTTTTGTAGATTTGATAAATACGAAAGTGTTAATAAAAGATGGAACAATGAAATACGTAAGTTTCAAGAATGGGATCCTGAAGCTAACTCAATAAAACAAGAAGATGATACAATTAAATATGAAGGTGATTGGATTACTCCTAAACTACTATCAAAAGATGATGCTTGGTCTAAGTTTAAATTGTTATATAATGCTAAAACATTATCTAAAAAAGAAAATCCTAAAAGTCCTGGTAAATATGAAGAGCTTACAGAAAAAGAAAGACAGTATTGGTTTGGAGAATACTTTACTCCTGCTTTTACTTACAAAGCTTTAAATAGATTGATACAAGGATCAGCTGCAGATATGACAAAAAAGGCAATGGTCTTGTTATATGAAAAAGGTATAGTTCCTCACATACAGATACACGATGAGCTTTGTGTATCCATCAAGGATCAAGCAACACGGATCACGGTTCAAGAAACAATGGAGACTGCAATACCTTTAGTGGTTAAAAATAAAGTGGACTATGAATCTGGACCAAACTGGGGTACAATAAAATGAGGATAAATTATGGCTTACTTAAATGCAAACATACCAGCAACCTATGCACAAATAAAAAGAGAGTATTTATATGATTGTAAAAAACATCACGGAGAAGTTGAAGACTGCATTGTGTTTGGTCTTAGCGCTCTTACAGGTCGTGCTATATTATTTCATGCTATTATGGAAAACGGTGCAATATTTTATCGCTTACCAATTAGCGCGTTTATTCAACAGGGATTTGAACCATCCGGAGTGCCCGCAAGACGACTTGATGAACTACAGCTCTGGAATTGTTTTTCTTATTATCCTTCTGTCCATCGTTGGGATATTTTAGACGGACAAGCCGGTAAGTATATCGGAAAAGATAAAAAATGGCATCCTGGAAAATATTTATTTACAGTTGACTTTGCACATCCAGAGTCTAATATACTCGACACTGATCATTCAGAGATTCCGCACGAACATAAGTGCGCTCACATAATTGCCTTAGATGATGGCAATTTTGCAGCACAACCTAACAATCGATGTATATGGGACATACCTTCTTTCACGGTGAAAGATAGTACTCCTGACTGGAAAGTGCAGACTTCTGAATGGAATGTAGAAGATAGCAGGGCTTGGCGTACAGAAGATACAGACAAGTTCTTCTATGAAATAGAGGAGAAAAAAAATGATTAATAAAATGAAAAGTAAAGTTATGCATTACTGGTCAGACCACAAGATCGAATGTCTTGTAGTTGCTATTCTTGTTGTAGCTTACATTGTTAAGTAATGAATTTAGTAGATTTATTAAAAAAGAATATAGTAATGGTTCCGGTTGTGGCGTCAGTCCTGGTCGGAACTTTTACTGGTGTTCGTTACATTGTAAATCTTACTGACACTATTAATCAAAACGAATTAAGACTTACTAATCTTGAAAGAGATGTAAGTGTATTAGAAAAAAATATTACAGATATTAATACAAGATTATCTTCTGCAGAAGCTACATGGCAGATGGCAGAAAATTTATACAGGCAACTTGCTGATCAAGTTAGAGAACATAGTTATGATATCAAAGATCTTAACAGAGAAATAAATTATTAAGGTGACCTATGGAGATAGCCAGGATGAATTATTATTTTACAGGTGCATTAGTTGTTTTATTTGTGTTGTTATGTTTTGTAAAACCTGCACACAGTAGAAATGAGTATCTTAATAATGGTACTAATACTTGTAGCACTGGTGATATTAGCTTATCAATCGATCAGAGGGACTATGAGTCTAGGTACAGGCACTTTAATCCTGACAATAATTATACTAATCCTTCTGATGATAGGTCCTTACGTTTAACTTGGAGACACTATTTAGGTTCAGCCTGCACTAATGAATTTAAAGCTGTTCAACAAGAAAATATGGAGTTAAAACAACAACTAGAATTGATGAAAATGTGCGGAAAAGTCAATAAAAACCCCACTTTGAGCAACAACCCTAACTTCAAATTGTTAGTTTCTAAATGTTCTGGTATAGTTATTCCTGATGATAAAATTATTAAACCTGATGGAAGCTATTGGGACACAATTAAAGATAATTATAAAAAAGAAAATCCTGATATCAAACTTATGGGTGATAAGTTTATAGGACCAAAAGATGAGCAATAAACCATTAAACATCGGAGAAGAGGCAAGAGTACAGATGCCAATGAAGACGGTTGCTAGCCTGATCGTGCTCGTTGCAATGGGTGTGTTCGCATACACAGAGCTGACGGCAAGGTTGGTATCGTTAGAGACATCAAGAGAATTATTTACAAATGATTTGCTTAAAAAAAGTGAACAGGTCCCTACCGATCAGGAGC